GATGGGGACGCTGCTGTTCAAGATGTGGCACGACACCGGGGATGATGACGGCGGGAGCGGCTGGGTGACGCTCGCCGAGCTCACCCCCGAATCCCAGCCGGGCAGCGTCACCGACATCACCGAGGGGCGGGAGCCGGCGCATCATCGTGTTCCGCTGCGACGGCGACCGGTCGGTGATCAGCTGCAGCGCCGCCGGGTTCGACTTCGAGGACGGGCCGGACCGGGTGGTCATCCCGGCGGGGGGGCTGGAGGTTCTCGCCGAGCTCCGCGACGGCCAGTCGCATGAGCTGGATGTCACCTCCGAGTCCGGCCGCGAGTACCGGGCGCGCTGGACGCACCGCGACTGAAAGGCGGGATGAAAATGGCCGGGCTCATATCCCTGCTGGTGAACGCCGCGGGGCTCGCCGTGGTGTGCTGCGGGGTCGCCGCCGTGCTGAGGCGGCGGGCGCGGCTCGGCTTGTGGCTGTTCGTCGCGGGCAACGGGACCACCGCGGCCGGCGCTGTCATCGGCGGGTGGCGGCCGCTCGCGGCCGGCAACGCGGCGGTCGCCTGCGCCGCCGCGTTCGCGCTGTGGTGGTTCCGCCGGCGCGGTGAGCGCGCCCCCCGCTTCTACGGGGCGAAATCCTGGGCGCGGGTGACCGCCCTGGCCCGGAAGGCGCGGGAGGCGGCCAGGCCCCGCCCGGTGCGCCGCCCGGCACCGCAGGGAGGCTGAGGTGGGCCCGGCTGGCGCCCGGCTGCTCCGCTGGGCGCTGGCGGCCGGCCTCATCGGCATGGGGTGCTGCGGCGCGGCGGTGGTCCTGGCGTTCGCCTGGGCCGCTACGGGCGGCCGGGGCGGGTGGCTGACGGCGTCGCACTGGCTGACCCGGGCCGCCTACGGGTTCCTGGGGGTCGTCGTGGTGCTCGGGGTCCTGCTCGCCCGGCGGAGGCGGCGCCGGGCCTAGAAAAAACGCAACGGCCAGGGCATCCGGGTTAGCTGGACCCGGGCCCCTGACCGTCACTTCACCCCTGGTGGTCTGGTGGCCACTCGGCAGGCCCGGGGTGCCAGGACCTGTCCTCCCACGTGCCCGGCGACGGTAACGATCCCCCGCCGGGCTCCTCTTCTCACCACCCAACCTACACGCCAGGCGTGTATTCTGCAAGCCATGTCATCAGAGAACACGCCCGGCTTTCCTGGCGGGGTACGCGCCGCCATCGCGGCGAACATCCGCGCCGAACGCGCCCGCGCCCGCCTGTCCCAGCAGGCCGTAGCCGACGGGATGCGCGACTACGGCTACATCTCCTGGTACCCGCAGACAGCCGGGCAGGTCGAGCGCGGCAGCCGCCCCGTCCACGCCGACGAGCTGATCGCCCTCGCCGGGGTGCTCGGCACCGCACCTGACACGCTATGGCGGGTCACACCTAGCAATCATATGCGCAAAATAGGCGCTGACCTGGTAAAATAATAGCATACCGGGGCAGTGGAACCTGTGCCCCCGGCTCACGGGGATGGAAGCCCGCGAACCGGAGGACTTGACCCGGCACCTACCCCTACCCGAAACAGGAGACCGGACCCGTGACCAACGCTACAGACCCGCGCCGCCCGGCGGTGGCGTGATGACCGCTTACGCCACCCGTCACTGGCGGGTAAGGGAACGCCGAGGCCCGGCGAAGCTGCTCAAGTGCGTTTACTGCGCCGAGAACGGCACCGACAAGCAGGCCAGCGACTGGGCGCACCAGCACGGTACCGACCCCGAAGACGTCATGAACTACATCCCGCTGTGCCGCAAGTGCCACATCGCCTACGACAGCAGCGGGCACCGCACGCCGCATACCGAGGAGACCAAGGCGCTGCTCGGCGAGAAAAACCGGGGCTACGTCCACACGCCGGAAGCGGTGGAGAAGATCCGCGCGACGTCAACTGGGCGGAAGCACACGCCAGAGTCGATCGCCAAGATGTCGGCGCAGCGCAAGGCGGCGGCGGCGGCGAGGGGGCCGATGCCGGCCGAGCAGCGGGCGAAGATCAGCGCAACGCTCAGGGGCAACGCGAACGGGGCTGTCAAGCCAGCAGGCGGGGGCTCGGGGAATCGCGCCGACGGGCGCACCGGCAAGCGCACCGGCCAGGCGCTGGAGAACGTCCGGGCCGGGCAGCAGCGGCGGCGGGAGCGCGAGCGCGCGGAGAGGGACGCCAGGGAGACCGGGGAAGCCTGACCGCCCCGCGAGCGAGGTTCCTGACACGCGCACGACCTGGGTCTTCGCTGCGTCCACGGCCGTCTGGCCTGTATGGTTGCCTCAGATGCACGTGCATCCGTTTCTTTCATCCGCACGTGCATCGGACGCTTCGCGCGTCCTGGGCAACGGGGAGGGGGTGAGCGACGAACACGTGGCTGATCCTAAGAACGCAAACGTCATCGCCTTCCCCGACCTGCCCCCGAAAGGCTCGCGCGGTCCTGGCGGCAAACGTGCCCTGATGGGTCCAGAAATAGGGACCTCCTTTGACATGGGCCAAAGACTTTTTGCATATTACGGGGAGGGCGACGTGTTCTTAATCCGACTACGGGGAATTCTCCGCGCGGGATTACAAGACAATGCTGGTCCGCAATGGCATGGCGGCGGCCATTGAGCAGGTTCTCACCCTCCCTATCCGCGGCGCCCCCTACACCATCGAGCCCGCGAAAGGCGACAAGGGCGAGGCCGAGCTGGTCACGTCGGTGCTGATGACCCCGAACGAGTCCGGCGGGATGAAAACGCCGATCAGCACGCTAGTCGGGCAGATAACAGCCGCCCAGGTATTCAAAAGATCTTTCTTCGAGAAAACGTTCAAGGTCCGCGAATCCGACGGCAAGATCATTTACGATGCGGTCTCCTACCGTCCCCCGGCGACGTGCCAGGCGCGCTATAACGACCGCAGCGGGGCGCCCAACGGTTTCCGTCAGCAGGTGTGGCTGTTCGGCGGCAATTTGATGCTGAATAACAAGCAAAAAGTACCCGGATACGTCGATATACCCAAAATAAGAAGCTATATTTATACACATGGAAAACATCGAGAACCACTGACCGGCGTGTCAGAAATGGAAGTTTCGTACTGGGCCCTCGCTCACGGCTCTCAAGTGCAGACTCCGGACGGACCGGTCGCGATCGAGGAGATTCAGCCGGGCGACTACGTGTTCGGCGGCAATGGCGAGCCGACCCGCGTCACAGCGGTGCATCCCCGCGGCAGGCGGCAGATGTACCGGGTCGCGTTCTCCGACCAGACCAGCGTGCTGTGCGACGCCGATCACCTGTGGGAGGTCCGCGACCGGGACACCGCCAACCGGTTCATCACGAAGGTCATGAGCACCGCCGAGATCCTGGCGGCCGGGCTGATGCGCTACGACGGCTACCGCTTCCACGTGCCGCTGTGCGGCGAGGCGCAGTACCCGGAGCGTGAGCTTCCCCTTGACCCGTACCTGCTCGGCGCGTGGATCGGCGACGGGACGATGCAGTACCGGCCGAGTAGGTGGTCGATTCGCGCCGGGAAGATGATCACGTACAGCCCGTCGTCACCCGCGCTATCGACAGGCGACCCGTTCATCGCCGAGGAGGCCGCCCGGCGGTCCATTCCCGGCGTTGAACTCAGGCGGCACTCAAAGATCCGCTACGGGTTCGCCGACACGCTGCGAGGCGCCGGCAACCGAATGCGCGACGCGATCGTGATGCTCGGCCTGAACCGCCAGAGCCCGGAGCGGTTCATCCCCGCCATCTATCGGCAGTCGTCGCCGAAGCAGCGCTGGGATCTGCTGCGCGGTCTGATGGACACCGACGGAAACTGCCTGCTCGGCGGCCGGTCGACGTTCACCACCACGTCAGCGCAACTGGCCGCCGACGTGCAGGATCTCGTGCAGTCTCTCGGCGGCCGGGCGCGGACTAGGTTCGTGTCCAATGCCGGTCATGGCGGAAACCTGAACGGGCACGAGATTCACCGCCGCCGCCCGCTGTACCGGGTTGAGATCGTCACCCGCGAGAATCCTTTCCTCCTTCCCCGGAAGGCCGAGCGATGGGAGGGAGGTGGTTCAAATGAGAGAAAGAGCAGCACTAAAGCGATTGTAAGTATCACGTCGGACGACGAGCGTGAATGCCGTTGCATCACTGTCGAGGCTCCTGACGGCCTGTTCCTGACAGACAACTGGACAGTTACTCACAATTGCTATCAAACAATGTCAAAGCTGCTCTATCTTTTAGACAGAAACTCTGGATGAATTTCCTTGAGGGCATGGCGATGCAGCGCCTCGTCGTCTACGGCAACGACCAGAGCGAGGCGACCGCCCGCGCTGATGACATCTCCCAGCTAAGGGGCTCGGGGATCGTCGGCCTCGTCCACCCGTCGGAGGGCATGAAGACGTTCGAGGCATTGCCGACAGCAGCCGATGCGGGGGCGCAGTTCGCGGCGTGCATGACGTTCCTGGAGAACTGGATGGCCAGCAGCGTCCTCGCCGGGTTCCTGCAGCTGTCCGGCGCGGCGGCGAAAGGCACCCGGGCGGGCGGCGGCGCCTCCGCCGGGTCCTACGGCATGAGCGAGGACCAGTCCAGCTACTACCTCGCCAGCCGTGAGGCGGCCGCCACCGAGATCGCCGACAGCATCAGCCATGACCTGATCCGCCCGCTCGTCACCCTGAACTTCGGGGCGGACGCCGCGTTCCCCCAGTGGAAATTCGGGCCGCTGCAGGAGGCGATGACCGCCGTCCTGTTCACCATGTTCGGGCAGATGGCGGCCGCCCCCAAGCTCAACGTCCCGCTCGCCTTCATAGACCTCCTGACCGAGCGGATGGCGGTGATCCTCAACCTGGACGCAGGGCAGGTCCACGAGTCGCTGGTGAGCACGGCGTCGCAGCGGGCGGAGGCCCTGGCGGGGAACCCGCCGCCCGGGATGCCCCCGGAGGCCGCCGCCGGCCTGGGGCAGTTGCAGGGGATCGCGGCGGCGGGCACCGCGATAGCGCAGGGCGCGGGGGCGAAGCCGGGCGGGGTGCCGCGTGCGCAGGCGCCGTCGCTGCCGTCGCTCGCCCCGGGGGGGCAGCCGTCGCCGCCGGCGGGGAAGCCGCCGATGGCCGGCGGGCTGGCGGCGGCGGCGCAATGACCGGAAACGATGCAGGGGGAGTAGAACGTTGAGATTCGGCAGGATCACAGGAGTTCTGGCCGGGGTGGCGGCCGCGGTCGCGGGCGTCCCGGTGGTGGCGTCCGCGGGCGCCATGGCCCCGGGGCGGGGATCGGAGCCGCTCCCCGCCCGCCACGCCGGCATGCTCATGCGCTGGGCGGGCGGCGCCGACTGGATGGGATCGTTCGAGACCGGCGGGCGGATCGTGATCTGCCTGTCGCCGGGGAAGATCCTCACCGCCCCGGCATCGTGGCGCACCGGCCTGTTCGGCGGCCGGGCGGAGTCCGCGGAGC